GGCGGAAAGGACACAGCCGATAACCTCCACGTCTTGTGCGCCGCTTGTCACAAAGAAAGCGAGGCGACGTGCAGTTATTGGCACTGGTTCAACGCCAAGCGCGCTCGCCCATACGAGGCGCACGTAGCCCGCAGGATTGCGCTGATGTGCCCTGACGCTTTGTGGTCGGCTCTTGGCTCGAAAATGCGGGAACGGGGCCTGACACAGAAGCAGTTTGAGGCTGGCATGAAGGTCATGCGGAGTGCCGGCCAGTGAAGCGCCCCGCTATCACCCCAGCCATGAGGCTGGCAGTGCTGAAGGCACACGGGGCGACCGTGATGTGCAGCGAGTGCGGCAAGTTGGCGCCTGTCACTGAGGTCCAAATCGACCACCACCTGGCGCTTGTGGATGGCGGCGAACATTCGGTTGAGAATCTGAGGCCGCTGTGTCCACCTTGCCATCGCATCAAAAGCGCAAGGGAACACGTCGCCAATTGTAAGGCCAAAAGGCTGCTGAAGAAACACAGCAGCCCGACGCCGGAAGGTAGCATCAAGTCACGCGGTTTTCAGGGAAGCCGCAAGTTTAACGGCAAAGTCACATGGAGGACAAAGTGAAAGAACTCGCAACAGCTATGGCTAAGGCGCAGGCCGAAATCAAAACGGCGCTGAAGGACAGCAAGAACCCGCATTTCAAGTCCAGCTATGCGGACCTGACAAGCGTCTGGGATGCGTGCCGGGTGGCTTTGACCAAGAACGGTCTGAGCGTCTTGCAGATCACCAACTTCGACGCGGCTGACGTGTGGCTGGAAACCACGCTGCTGCACGCATCGGGGGAAAGCATTTCAGGCCGCTATCCGTTGCGCCCACAGCAGCAGACCCCGCAGGGGTATGGCTCGGCGCTGACGTATGCCAGGCGCTACGCATTGGCGGCGATGGTGGGGGTTGTGGCTGACGAGGACGACGATGGCAATGCCGCCAGTGGCCGGCGCGAGGTGCGTGAGGAGGCCCCGCGCGTCAGCGATGCTGAACAGGCGGCTAAGGCGTTTTCAGCCAAAGCCATCAAGGATATTGGGGCGACGAAAAGCATAGAGGCTCTGGTCGCGTGGGGTCTGGCTTGGGCAAAGCAGGTCGAGAAGCTGCGCGCCAACTATCCCGACGAAGCCAAGTTCGTGGATGCCTTGTATGTGGCATCTTTCACCGCTTCCAAATCGTTCAGGTTAAGCCGAAGCTCAATCAGGAACGGGTCATTCTCGACGGTCGTGGAATCAAAAGTCATTGAAGCCCCCCTTAAACGGGATGGAATAGTTCAGCGTCTGCGGCTGGCAATGCCGCGCCTTAGCCGTGACCGAGATCCGACCGAGGTTAAAGGCGATGATGAAGACAAGGATGGCAACTGCCAGCCCTGTCGCGATGGCCGAAGCCTGTGTTGGTGTTACCTGCATTGGTCCCTCCTGTTGGGTGATGTGAATATGTGCCTAGTGTAATTTCGTGTAAAGCTGAAAACCAAAGCGCAATTCACCATGTGAGCAAAGTGTGATGGCCGTCACACCGTTAACCGTTGAGGTTTCTGGTTAGCGGCGCATTATGAGCCATCAACAGTGGGGGAACCAATGACGCCTGCAGAAATTACAGTGCATCTTTGTGAGGAAGTGTTGTGGTGGCACAAGGTCGAATACGGCCATGCCATGACGGTTGACGACATTCGCGCTCGCTCGCGCCTGGCACCCATCGTGCTGGCTCGTGCGGACTGTATGCGCCGCTTGCGGTTCGAAAAGGGCTGGTCATATCCGAGGATTGGCCAGTTCTTTGGCATGGATCACACGACCGTGATGCACAACGTCAAGCGCAGCACTATGAAGCCAGTGGCAAACAAGCACGGTCTAGGCTTACCGGAACTGCGAATCAAACGAGAGTATGACCGCTATCGTAAGGCAAACCCGAAGCGGCATATGGGGCAAGTGGTGGGAGTTCAACCAACAGGAGAAGCTAACCATGAAAATCCTTAGTCTATTCAGCGACAAGCTTGCCGAAATCAACAAGACCGAAGGCCGCGTGACGGAGGTCAAGGGCAAATACCACCGCCTGAGCCACCAGAATGGCCTTATCGAGTTGTCCTTTAACCTCGCCCCAGACCAGCGCGCAGCCTTTGACGCTCAGTCGACGGCGCTTCAGACCGCCCTGCACAAGACGATCAGCACGTCCACGGATGTGATGAACGCCAAGATTGCCGAGGCCAAGCGTGAGGCAGAGGCCGCAGTCACAGAGGCCCGTGCGAAATACGACGCGGACCTTTTTGCACTGTTTACCGAGTATGGCCGCATCCCGACCCGTGAGGCGCTTATCACCTATGACACGCCGGTCAATCACGTGGTCAGGTTGCCTGAGAGCGCCATTGTCCCGGCGGCTAAAGCCTGATGTACACGAGCGTACTTCTCGACATGCCGCCAAGTGCAAACCGAATGTGGCGCAAAGGCCCATTCGGGATGCACCCTAGCGCGGAATACAAGGCATGGAAGACGGCAGCAGCAACCGAGGTCATGGCCGCGCGTAGGGGCCAGACCTTCGACCATCCGGTAGAGGTGGTCTTAATCATCAAGCGCGCGCACAAACTGCGCGACTTGGACAACCAGATTAAGCCTGTGTTGGACGCGCTCCAGCTGGGCCACGCCATCACAGACGACAACCAGGTCCACAGCCTTCACGTCCGCTGGGCCTATGACACAGACCTGCCATCCCTCAACAACCGCGACGTTCGCGTCGAAATCAGGAGTCATCAATGACGCGCAATCACAGCCCCAACGGGCTGCCAACTGAAGACTGGTGCAAGCAGGAATACGCAGAAGAACTTGCCACCCGCATCCGTGCCTATTGGGCAGACCGTGGCTACAAGATCCAGACGGGCGTCAGGTCGACCATTGAGATGGGTGAGGGGCAGGTTCCTGCGCCTAACGGCACATTCTGCATCCGGTCCAACATGTTCAATGGCTGGCCTCCGAAGGACCCGGCTGCGGAGATTAACTGGGTCGCTGCGCCGGCAGGCGGCAGGACCAAGACGCGGCCAGCGCATAGCATGGTGCGGCAATGACCTACGACCCCGCCGAGAACGCACGCAAGTCCTACGATGTGGCTATAGACGCCATGCGGGAGAAACTGGCCTCGTTCAGATGTGAGCGCATCCATGATGCGGCTCTTTACCAAGGTGATTGCCGGGAAATTCTGCCTTTGCTTCCGAAGGTGGATGCCGTGGTTACTGACCCGCCTTATGGGATCAACTACGGAAAGTTGATGAAGGGGAAAGGTGACGGGCAGGGTGGGTTAGATAAGAACCGCTGGAAGCATTACGACACGTTTGAGTGGGATGCTCAGAGGCCCGCGCCTGAGACTTTCGACCTGATTAGGGCTGCTGGGAAAGAGGCGGTTATCTGGGGGGCAAATTATTTTAGCGACTTACTTCCGCCGTCGATGCGCTGGCTCGTTTGGGACAAGTGTCAGGAGTTCTCGCTTGCTGACTTTGAACTGGCATGGACGAGCCAGAACGCGGCAGGCCGCACCTTCAGATACTCCAGACCCGAAGCTCTGCGAGATGGTAGGCACCACCCGACCCAGAAGCCCATCGAACTCATGGAATGGTGCTTAGGCTTCCTTCCTAAAGCCCGCACCGTCCTCGACCCCTTCATGGGGAGCGGCACCACTGGGGTTGCCTGTGCGAAGTTGGGTCGGCGCTTTATCGGCATTGAGTTGGAGCCGAAGTATTTCGACATAGCGTGCAAGCGCATTGACGACGCTTACAAGCAACCCCGGCTTTTCAAGGACGAACCACCCAAGCCAAAGCAGGAGACTTTGATATGAGAGACCTGACACCGTACCTCATGGGCGACCCTGGAACCCATCCCCGCCGCGAGCCGACCGATGCCGAGAAGGCGCGCTGGCAGCAGCAGGGGGCGACCCGCACAGAGCCCGGACAGGGCCGGGGCTGGAGCGAACTACGGCAATGGAAGATTGGCGAGGTTCGAACCTTTGCGACCTTTCGTGAGGCTAAGGCTAAGGTGTCCGGCCTGTACGTCAAGGGGATGTGCGGCTCGATCCGTACCAAGCCTGACGGCACGTACACAGTCACGAGGATGCATTGATGCTAAAAGTTTTTGCTGAAACGGCGGAAACGCGGTAATATCTATTCGCCGGGACAGCGGATTGATCCCCGTTGCCCGATTGCACTGGCCTCCACCAGTGCGGGCTGACCGGCAACTTTAACACCCTGGAGGGGGTCAATATGCCAACATACTCAGATATGAAAAAAGCCACTTCGTGGTCCGTTTATGTCGTTGCCGAATTTGGCTTAGACGGCGCGGCTACAGGTTTTCACAAAATTGGCAGCGCCAGGAATGTCAAATATCGTCTATCTGGCCTGAAGTCTGGCAACCCACGTTTGTTGCGCGTTGTTTGGCAAAAGGATTACGGGTCTAGGGATAGGGCTTTCGGTATTGAGAAGATGGTGCACAAATTTGCTCCCGGCTGGGTGGATGGCACGGAATGGTTCGATTGCCCCATCGACGAGATCGTTAACCACATCAATGTTTGTGAACGCCTTTATGATGGTGGCGAGCGGCACCATGGGTTTATTCGTGCGGAGGCCCGCATATGAGCGACCGGCCAGACAGCTTCATGCCTTTGTGGATCGGCGATTACTTAGCCGACACCATGCGTTTGACCCGCGACCAGCACGGCGGATATTTGCTGCTCATCATGGCCTATTGGCGAGATGGTAAACCACTGCCAGACGACGACGAGGCGCTGAGTTCCATCACAAAATCGAGCGAAAAAGAATGGAAAAAGTTGCGCCCAATCTTGTCGAAATTCTTCAAGGTTGGTGAAGGAGTGTGGCGTCACGGTCGGGTAGACCAAGAGTTGCATGACGCTGCGGAAAGGTATGCTGCAAAGGTGGAAAGAGCGAAAGCAGGGGCCGCTGCCCGCTGGAATAAGGATGCTTCAAGCAATGCTCAAGCATCCGACAAGCATTGCTCAAGCAATGCCAATCACAATCACACTCCTACGGAGAAGAATAACCCTTCAGGTTATTCTTCTTCCGATAGGAGGGCGAAGGGCAACGCTCGCGCGCCCAAGGGCGCAGCGCCGCCTTCGCCTCAAGTCGATTGGGCCGATGAGATACCGGAGTGGGCAGACTTTAAGTCAAAACTGTCAGCCACAGAGTGGCAGGCGTGGTTTTCCACTACGCACCCTAACGGAGCTATCACAACCCTGGTTGCTCCCAGCGAGTTTGCCGCCGAACAATTGGCGGAAAGGTATGGGTCGAAACTTGAGGCCCATTTTGGTGAAGCGTTTCAGATCAAAACCAAAGGAGACGGACATGACTTTTGACGAAATCATGCTAATCATCGCAGACAAGACCAAAACTGACCGCCAGAAGGGCGCGGACCTTGAGGCGGCATTCCTGAAGGCCGCTAAACCCTCTGTAATGGCGCTACAGCCCATGAAGACTAGAAAGCCTAGGCAGGCTAAGGTCCGTGACATATCGCCCGCCAGCGAGGCTGTGAATGGCTTTGCGGGGCATTCTGAAACAGAGGGGGGCGTGCAATGAGTGTGGTCAAAATTATTCCGGCGCAGAAAGATTGGTGGCTGATTCCGGTTAGTAGGGATGGCGCGGGGAAACTTGCGGCAGGGCAAGCGGCAGAGATTGTAGCCTGGCATGTGGAGCCAATTTATTGCGACCGAAAGGGTGTTGAAGATTTTATTTCAACCCCGGTGACGATCTACGGGACAATCGATTTTGAGTTTGGCGTGATTGCGTCTGCAGGTGGCAAGTTTTATTGCCAAGATGTAGCCGGAATTTACGATACCGCCGCGCAAATTTTGCAGGCATTAGAGCCTGTCATTAGCTTTCGGAACCCGCTGCGGCCAGTCGTCGCAAAATCAAAGGGAGGAAATTGAATGTCGGATTTCGTATTGGCGGTCAGCGTCGAAGAAGCAATTCGCGCGCTTGGTATCAAGCGCACCAAACTATATGAATTAATCGCTGCAGGGGAGTTGAAGAGCTTCCAGATTGGCGGCAGGCGGCTTTTCAAAAAGGCCGAGCTGGAGGAATTTGTGGAGAGAATGGCTATCAAAAATGCCCATTGAGTTCTGGAAAGCAAAAACCGGGTGGTTCTGGACCGCCCGCGCCACTAATGGCGAAATCGTAGCTGACAGCGCGGAGGTCTACTCATCCCGCGCTAAGGCAGTGAATGGTGCAAAAGCAACAGCGGCGGAGTTCCTGAAGTGGCAAAAAGAAAGCAGGCCGAAGACCCTCAAGGCTCAGACTTCGGGACGCCTGAAGCCCGCAGGCAAGCGTTCCACATCGTCGAGCAGCCAGATCCGCAAGACCGCCAAACGCGGAGGGTAAGGGTGGAGCAGGACATGGTGGAATGGTATCTGCGCCGGAACTACATCACCACGGTCCAGGCTGACGCGCTCAAGAAATGGCAGGCCGACGCCTACCTTGCCGGCCTCATGCCTGCGTGCATTGGCGGCTACGGACAGACCGTCAGCGGCGGAACGGCTGAGTTTAGCGACATGCGGGTAGCAGCTATAGCTCGCAGGGGCAACGCCATCATCTTCCTGACCAACCTTAGCAAATACGCTGTGCCTATGGTGGACGCAGTGGCCGTAAATGGTAAATCGGCAGGCCGCTGGATGATGGAGCATGTGGGCGGATCTCCGCACGAGGCCATGCTGTGGCTTCAGAGATTCACTGATGCTTTGTCCAGACATTATGGGTTAGCGAGATGAAGACCTTCATTGTTTTTCGGCCAAACGCGCCCGCAACTCACACAGCCGACCAGAAGAACCCACCTAACAAGCCGCAGTTTCAGGGCGTGGTGTTTAACGATGGAACCGTAGTTGTCCGCTGGATGACAGCGCGCCCATCCACGGCGGTCTTTGCCAGCATTGCTGACCTGTTTGCCATCCACGGGCACCCAGAATACGGGACCATCATTAGGTGGGGCCAGTTTTGCGACAAATGCCCAGACAATGGCTGTAGGTCTGGGTGCGAGCATATCAGGGGTGGCAAGGCCCCGCCCTGCTGTTTTGAGGAGTGGGAGCCGCGCTAGGATAAATATCCTTGCAAACTCGAAACCTCTAATTCATAAATAAGAGAGTGGTCGGACTGTGCATTGATTCGGTCGCTTCTTCCTTCTGTGGGTGAGTTTGGGGTCGGGACCATTTCCGGCCCCTTTTCTTTTGAGGTGCGCTGTGGCTGACAGGACAATCGTTCTCGCCCAGAACAAGCGCCATGCCGTCCGTGGCGTCACTGTGGTCAATCCGCAAGAGTTTTCCGCCTATCAGGAAGACGATGACGCCCTGACCTATATCGTGGATATGTCCAGTTATCTGGACGGTGCCACGATCTCGAGCGTCACCCGCACCCCGACAGGCGTCACATCCACAAACACATCCAACACCACCACCCGCATTACCCAGCGTCTCAAGGGTTTTGGCTATCTCGACATCAAGGCCACTCTTTCCAGCGGTGATATTGAATCGTTCCGTATCGTTATTCAGCCCAGAGGCAGAAGCGAGCGGTATGTGAACGACTACACCGCATAGCGCGCAATAATATTTCAAGGTCAACGAGTTAGCACAGACAGCAATGGCATTCGCAAAAGGACAATCAGGCAATCCGGGCGGACGCGGGACAGACAAGCCTTGGCGTGAGGCCCTTCGCCGCGCTTTGGCACGGAAAGCCGGGAAGGGAAATGGCGTTGACCAGTCACTCGAGCTTGTTGCTAACAAAGTGGTCGAACTCGCTCTTTCCGGCGACATTCAATGCATCAAGGAGATAGGCGACCGCATTGATGGCAAGGCTCATCAGTCATCAACGGTCACTGTGAAAGATGTACGCACAGCAACAGACGCAGAACTCCTCGCAGTCTTACAGGAAGACAGCGGCGCAGGAGTTGCTGAGACGCCGGGAGATTCGAAGGTCACTCACTGAATGGGCAAGGTACAAGGGCTTTGAGCCGGCCAAGCATCACCAGTGCATTATCGAGAATGTCGAAGCCTTCTTAGAGTCCGACGAAGAGGTCTTGCTGATCTTTGCCCCGCCAGGGAGTGCAAAGAGTACCTACATCAGCCACCTTTTGCCGTCTTGGTATCTCGGCAAGTACCCAAAGAACCAAGTTCTCTTCGGCACCCACAACGGCGAGTTTGCTGGGCGCTGGGGCCGCAAAATACGAAACGACATAGCCTTCGACGGGCACATCCTAGGCATTGCCCTATCAGGCGATAGCACGGCTGTTGACCGTTGGGCCTTGCAGTCAGGTGGCGAGTATTACGCGGTTGGCGCTGGGGTTGGTATCTCAGGCTATCGCGCTGACCTTGGGCTTATCGACGACCTCTTTGGCTCTCGTGAGGATGCATTCTCAGAAACGATTCGACGCAAGCGTTGGGATTGGTACAAGGACGACTTTTCAGCCCGTCTGAAGCCGGGGGCCAAGCGCATTCTGATCAACACGCGCTGGCATGAAGAAGACGTTGCGGGTCGGGTTCTGGAGCAAATTGCTTCGGGCGATGTTAAAGGCCGGGTCTTGGAGATCCGCGCAGAGGCAGAACAGGGTGACGTGCTAGGCCGCAAGCCTGGCGAGTTTCTTTGGGCTGGAGATGCGAATTACGACTACCCCAGCTTCCTGAAGCAGCGGAAGCGGGAAACGACCGCGATGATGTGGGCGGCTCTTTATCAGCAGCGGCCTGCACCTGAAGACGGCGACTTCTTCCGCAGGGAATGGTTCAAGACCCATGAAGAGCGGCCAAAAACCAACCTATTCATCACCTGTGACTTCGCTGTTACCGATGCGGGTGGTGACTGGACTGAGTTCGCCGTATGGGGCGTTGGTCCAGACTCAACCATATATGCTGTCGATTGGTGGCGCGGCCAGACTGATGCGTCGGTCTGGATTGAGCGAATGCTTGACCTCGTGGCCAAGCACAAGCCGCTTACCGTATTCGCTGAAGGCGGCGTCATTCGCAGGGCCATCGAGTCTGTCCTGAAGAAGCGGATGGACGAGCGCAAGGTCTGGTCATCCATCGAATGGGTGGCAAGCATCCACGACAAGCCGACACGGGCTAGAGCGTTCCAGGCATTGGCGGCTAACGGCAAGGTCTCATTCCCCAAGTCCCCTTGGGCTGGCGAGGTTGTTGACCAACTGATCCGCTTTCCAGCCGGCAAGTGTGACGACGCGGTTGACTGCTGCAGCCTGATAGGCCGCGCGGTCTACGAGGCTTGGCCTGCGCTGCTTACGAAGCCGGAAAAGAGCCTTAACCCGGTCGACAGGTACACAAAGAACAGAAGTTTGGCCGCTAACGGCGGATGGAAGACAGCATGACCAACAGATTGAAGCGTGAGTTAGAGGGCATGTCTTGGGACATCGTCCGCCTAGTGACCAAAAAGCACTTCAAGCGTGGGCAGTTAAATGCCGATCGGGAGCGCCTGTGGATCGGGGCGCAGCAGTCCCGCCGTGCGCGCTACCTTGAGCGCAAGACCGCAGAGCATCAGGCTAAGGTCATCAGCACGTTTGGCACATATGAGGCCCGCCTTGCACGGTTTAACTCCGTGTTTGAGGCTGCTCCGTCAATCGCAAGGCGATATGCGGCGGTGAACTTGGTGGGCAACGGGTCATTCGCGCTGTCGGTGGGCGGCTAATGACTGAACAACATGACCAGAAGCCTGCAATCTCGTGGACGACACGGGAGCGGTGCGAGCAGATTGTTGCCATGCAGGAAGCGCGCGGCCTGTCTTTCAAGACCGAGATCCAGCCATCTGACTTGCCACAAGCGCCTGAATGGGCTTATCAGATCAGGTACTTCCGCTAATGGCTAAAGCAAAGGCAGCAGACCGGAAGAGCGAGGACGATTACCTCGAATCCGTAAAGCGCAAAGCCACCGTCAGCATGGACATGCTAGACGCTGCAAGGCGTCAGGCTCAGGTCTATCAGCGGTATTACGATGGCGACCAGTGGACAGACGCTGAGAAGCGCACGCTGGATGCTCGTGGTCAGCCGGCGTTGTCGTTCAACCACATCAAGCCAAGCGTTAACGCAATCATCGGCATAGTAGAGCGTGGCCGCACAGACCCGAAGGGCTGGGGCAGAACACCTAACGACCAGCAGGCGGCGGAAGTCGCAACAGATGGCCTGCGGTACGTCTCGGACGTTACCCGGTTCAACGCAACGGCTCGCGAATGCCTGCAGGACTTCCTCATCTGGGGCATTGTCGCAGGCGTCAACGAACTGGACGAGATGGGCGAGCCTGGAATACGGCGCATCCGGCCTGAAGAGTTCTTCTATGACCCCTACAGCCGCGACCGGGACTTCGGTGACGCGCGCTATATGGGCGTAGCGAAGTGGATGGATGAGAACGACCTCGTCGACCTCTACCCAGACGCTCAAGACAAGATCAAGCAGTCCTTTGACAGCGCAACGACAGGCGACAGTTTCAAGGATCGGCCTCGTGATGGCTGGTCATGGATTGACGTGAAGTCTCGCCGCATCATGTGCTTTGAGATGTACTCGCGCAAAGCAGGCGAATGGCACAAGTGCGTCTTCGTATATGGCGGCGTGTTGGAGCAGGGGCCAAGCCCTTACCTCGACAGCAAGAACCAGCGGCCTCGCAATCCAATCATTGCCCATTCGGCTTACGTTGACATCGACAATTGCCGCTATGGTGTCGTCAAGGACATGGTTTCCCCGCAGGACGCCATCAACAAGGCGCGGTCGAAGGCTGTTCACATCCTGAACGTCAGCAAGCTCCGCGTGTCTCGCCAGGTGCAGGACATCGACGGAGTAAGGCGCGAGTGGGCCAAGCCAGACGGCATCATTGAGGCAGACGAGGGGCAGATCGAGGAATTGGGCGACCGCCAGTTGGCCCCGGCTCACCTTGAGT